AGAAAAATTTGGTTATTGAAACAAAAACAATGTTTGATAAATTTAAATATAGTAAAAATTTAGATGGGTCAGATACTTATATCTATTCAATAAAGCAAACGAAACCAGTTGAATATGATGAAAAAAAACTTGCAGTAAACCCCTATATAATGGGTGCATTGCTTGGAGATGGAACAATGACTACACTAACTATAAGATTAGCTTGTAATGATTCTGACATTTTAGATAAATTTAAAACAATACTTGGGGACGAATATTGTTTTAAGTATGATTCGTCAACTAATAATAATTATAATATTTCATATATTCCAAATAGAACTAGAGGGGGGAAAAATAATCCATTGAAAGATTCAATTTTTTTAAATGGATGGAATTTAAAAGACGAAGCAAAACATATTCCAGAAGTATATAAAACTTCATCAATAGAACAAAGACTAGAATTAGTTAAAGGATTAATGGATACTGATGGATCTTGTAATTCAGATGGGTCTTGTGAATTTACAAATAAAAGTAAGAAGCTAATTGATGACCTTGCTGAAGTATTAAGAAGTCTTGGTATAAGATGCCAAATTGGTATTGATAATAGAACAGGATATGAGGGAAATATTAAAGGGCATAAATATATACGTGGTGTTTATTATAGGTTATTTATAAATACAACAACTCCAATATTTCATCTTCAAAGAAAGTTGAATAAACAATTAGGGAAAATACATAGAAAATCACAAGATTTCATTTCTATTAAAAATATAGAAAAATTAGAAGTTATGCCATCTGTATGTATTGGTGTAGATAGTATTGACAATTGTTTTTTAACAGATAATTATGTCGTAACACATAATTCTTGGTTAGCATCAAACGTAGCAGACCATGAGATATTATTTGATGGTATTAGACAGTATGAGAAGCATCCTACAGAAATACCAGTAGCTGAAGTTGTAGTGGGTGCAGCTATATCTGATAAATCTAGGGATTTACTAAAGAAGGCAGTATTTATAATAGACAACTTACCTGGTAAATATAACAAAGGAACAAAGTCTGAAATCCCATGTCCATTCTATAAAGCCATGAGCGGTAGTATTGCTGCTAATAAAGACTATGAGCATAAATACAAGAAGAAGGTTGGGGGAGAGATGAAGGATGTTGGTACTGGTGCTATAATTAAACATAGGATTTTTACAACAGAGAATCCTGAAGCTGCTGCCGGAGGAAGGCCAGGTACTATTATTGTGGAAGAAATAGGATTAATGGGTAACTTAATATCAGTTCACTCCGGTAATGTGGCTGCTCAGAATGATTCTGGAGAGAAATTTGGTAGTTCCCTATATCTGGGTACTGGTGGTAATGTTGAGAAGATACAGGAAGCTGAACTTATATTTAAGGCTCCATCTGGATTTGAAATGCTTGAGTTTGATAATATATGGGAACCTGAAAATCAAGAAAAGATATGTTGGTTTATTCCAGCAACCCATATGGCTAGAAATTTTAAGGATGCCAATGGTAATACTGATGTAGAAGCTGCTACTAAATTCTTTGAACGTAGGAGATTAGATGCATCCAAATCCCCATCTAAGAAAGCTTTTGAGATGGAGAAGATGAACTATCCATTAGTTCCATCTGAGATGTTTATTAATGCCGGCAATAATCAATTCCCTACATCTGATATTAAACATCATTATTCAAGACTTATGTCTAGTAAAAAAACTCTAGATTTAAGTTATAAGGTGGAATTTATTATTCAAGAGGATGGTAAAATAGGCATAAAAAATGTCAAAAAAGAACCAATTAGAGAGTATCCAGTTAAGTCTGGGGGAAATTCAGATATAAGTGGTTGTGTTGAAATATTTGCAATGCCAGTATTAAATGATGATGGTAATGTACCTAGCAATATATATATTTCTTCACTCGATCCAATTGATGATGATGATAATACTGATATAACTAGATCACTACAATCATTCTGGATAATGAATAGACTAACTGGAGAACTATGTTTAGAATATACTGGTAGAACTGAATACGTTGCAGATTTCTATGAACAATGTAGAAGGGCATTAATATATTATAATGCTAGATGTAATTATGAAAATAACAAAAAGGGATTCTTTGGTCATATGTATAACAAGGCTGCATTATATTTGCTTGTAGAAACTCCTGAAATATTGTTACAAAAAGATGTTCAGAAATCAAGAGGTGTGGGCAATAAATCTCTTGGAACAAATACTAATGCTGACGTAATATCACTCGGTATAGATTATATCCTTCAATGGCTATCAGAACAAGCATATAACCATCCAGTAATGAATCTGCATACAATCAAATCACCAGCATTGTTGAGGGAATTCTTATCATATAAACCGGGAGGCAACTTTGACAGGATATCTTCATTGATATTGTTATTTATACTCAGGGAAGATAGAAGGAGAATTGTAGTTGATGCTAAGAAGCGTAGAGCTGGAGCATTAAGTGATCCGTTCTTTAATGATGATAGATGGAACAATAACCAAAGTGTATATTAAATAAATTTGCAATAAAGATAATTCCTATATAATTTTGTTATTTTAAAAAATAAGCATGAGTGATACTTTTAATGTACCAGTATTCCCAAAACAAGCAATCCCAGATTCAAAGAAGACTGAAGATTGGTATAAGCAAAATATAGAGATAGGAGTTTCTTTGGTAAATTATCAAAGAGATAATGGACTTAGGTCTGATAGAAAAGAAAAGATATCAAATATAAACCTATTTAATGATATTGTAGATAGGGAGGAGATTGAAACTGTAATAAACCCCTATAACCTGGCTGGGAAGTTTCCAGATACATACAAAAACTATCCAGTTGCAAATGGTAACTTAAATTTATTGTTTGGGGAAGAAAGAAAGAGATTATTTAATCCAGTATCATATGTAGTTAATGATGACGTAGTCAGTTCTGGTCAACAAATAATTACTGAGAAATTCAATCAATTAATGGTTGAACAAATAACCAATGAATTCTTTGACCAAGAGCAAGCTAAAAAGGCAATACAAGAATTAGACAGATGGAGTAAATATACTTATCAGGATATGTATGAAAGGATGTCTAATCAAGTTATACAATACTTTATTAATACAACGGATATTAAGGAGCATTGGAGTAAGAACTTTGAAGACTTACTTATACAGGGGGAAGAACTTGCAAGTATAGATATCCTTGGTGGTAATTTAGTATTTGAAAGACTTAACCCATTAGACGTTGTTACATTTAGGACTGCTGATAGTTATAAGGTTGAAGATTCTGATTGGATTGTAATATCTAAATTTGTACCAATTGGAGTTGTAATAGACAACTATCATACTTATTTATCAACATCAGATAAAGATTATCTTGAAGAAATATATACCACAAAAACTTCTGGTTCAAAACTAATTCCAGACGGACAATTACTTACTGACAGATACAATATTAATGATTCCCTTAGATATATGGGAATGGATAAAGTTGTTAGGGCCGGTTCTGGAGGAGTTAGGGCATTCAATAGAGCATTTGATGAAAGTGGCAATATTAGGGTAACTAGAGTGCTGTGGAAGGGTCAGCGAAGAATTGGAATTATTGATTATAAAGATAATGAAGGTAGGGACCAAAAGAAATATGTTGATGGTAAATATACTCCAGATACACAAAATGGAGAAAAGGTCAAATGGGTATATATCTCAGAATGGAATGAAGGAACTAAAATTGGTGCAACTATATATTTAAAATATGGTCCAAGACCAATACAATTTAGGGATCCTGATAATCCATCCATATGCCATCCTGGAATTGTAGGTAACATCCTAAACACAAACTCAGCACAAGCTAAATCTTTAATGAGTTATATGAAGCCATATCAGCTTCTATATAACTTCTTTATGTATAGGTTGCAACAAGACTTTATTAAATACCAAGGGCATATTGCTAAATTTAATCTCGCTAAGAAACCAGATAACTGGTCTATGGACAAGATTATGTTCTATATGCAGCAATTTGGTATAATGATAGAGGATCCATTTAATGAAGGATTAGAAGGAGCTTCTACTGGTAAATTAGCCGGAACAATGAATGAGTCGTCTGGAAGTATGCAGATTGGTGATGCCAATATGATTCAGATGAATATGAACATGTTAGAATTCCTTGAAAATAGGATTGCTGATATTTCAGGGGTAACGCCCCAGCGTAAGGGAGCTATTTCCAACAGAGAAACTGTTGGTGGTGTAGAAAGGTCTGTAATGCAATCAAGCAATAATACTGAAAAATATTTTAGTTTACATGATAATTTCAGGGTTAGATGCTTAAAAATATTAATTGGTACTGCTGCTATTGCATGGAAGGATAAAAAGGAGAAGAGATCATTTGTCCTGGATGATGGCACAAAGACCGTATTGGATTTTGATGGTTCAGTTTTCATGCAAGGAACTTATGGAGTTGCAACTAATGCTTCTTCTGATGTAACCAACATGATGAATGAGATGAAAGCTCTTGCTCAACCATACATACAAAACGAAGGTTCATTGTCTACAATAATGGATGTATTTATGACAAAAGATCCAGCTTCATTAAAAAGAAAAATAGAGAAAGCTGAAGAAGATATGAGACAAAGACAGAAAGAATCTGAAGAAAGACAATTGCAAGGACAGCAAGCTGAAATTGATTCAAATGAAAGAATGTTACAGGATCAAAGGGATCATGAACTATTACTTAAAGAGATGGAGTTAAACAACAAGTTAGAGATAGAATTATTGAAACAGCAATCTACTGAAGGAATTGATAACTCAGATGCATTAGCTAAAATTAGTCTTGATAAAGAGAAATTAATGCAAAATTTCAAATTAAAGAGTAGACAGATGACTGAAATTGAACGTCACAATTTGCAAGCAGAATCAATTTCAAGGATGCAAAAGAAGTCAAGTCAATCAAAATAGTTATACTAGAAGGTAATTAATTATAAATTTCTTAGGTTTATAATTAATTACTTTATAATTTCGTCACACCTAAAAAACAAATATAGAATGGCAGAAGAAAAATTAAATCAAGACATGGTGTTTAATCCTTCCTTTTTGGAGGATACATCAATTAAAAAAGATCCTGATAATAAGGAACAAAAAGAAGAGTTAAATTTATTTGAAAATATTGGTCTGATCCAAGAAGCAAATAAGAAACAAGTTAATGACGAACCAGGACAAAAGGTAGAAAAAATTGATAATAGCCAGTCTCCTGATAATACTAAAGGTTCTTCTTTGTTTTCTGTTGTTTTAGGTAAAGACTTGACGGAGGCTGGCGCATTATCTACTTTTGATGAAGAAAAAATAAAGGAAATTGCCACTAAAGACGGAGATGAAGCTGCAATTAAATATATGTTTCAGAAACAATTAGAGGTAAATAAAAAGGAATTACAAACAAATGACGATTCCCAATATCAAGAGTATTTAACAATGGTTAGTGGTGGAGTATCCAAACAAGAAGCTACTGGAATAGTACAACTTGAAAACTTTGCAAAGAGTTTTAAAGGCATGGATTTAAAGGGGGAGGATGACAATGCTGTTCAAGCAAGAAAAGATATTCTTACTTTAAATTATAGATTGAATACGAAATTCTCAGATGATAAGATTACCAAACTGGTAAACAAATCATACGAAGATGGATCTGATGTAGATGAAGTTGACGAAGCTTCACAAAACATTCTTGAATATATTGCTGAGACAAAACAAAACAATATAAAACAAGCTCAAGATCAAAAAATTGCTAGAGAAACGGCAATTGCAAAATATACAACAGATCAAAAAGCCTTAATAGAAACCACTGATGAATATTTTAAGGGTGACAAGGTTACAAAGGTTGTAAAAGAAAAAATGATTAAACTGTTAACAAGTCCAGCAAAACTAAAGGATGGAAGCATCAACAATCAATTATGGGCTAAAAGAGATGAGAATCCAATTGCTTTTGATGCTAAAGTAGCATACTTAGAAGCCATTGGATTTTTTGATGATAAACCATTGGATAAATTTGTAAAAAATGCTGAAACAAAAGTAACAACTGGATTACAGGCATTCCTACAAGATAATGAGGGAAGATCATATAAAGGTTCAATGGGTAAATCTTTCAGCGAAACAGTTACAAATAAAGAAGATCCATTTTCAATCTTCTTAAAATGAAAAAGTTTTAAATTTAAATAAATATGAGTAATAATCAAATTACGCCCTTACAGATCATAGATCCAAAATATTGGTCAGGTCTTACTAGAGATCAACATCTTGCATGGGCTTATGGAAAATCACCTCAATACATTGACAAGACTTTGGAAACAGTATATGAAGTGAATTATGGTGATGATAATTTAGTGTCATTTGTAAATAAGTTTCCAGTAATGGAAATTGAAACAGATGATCCATACCGTTGGAGATTAATGGGTGCAGAGGAAAGAAATATTCCTCTTGTTAAAGCATCTTTAACATCAAGTGGTTCTCAAGTGGCATCAACTGATCAAGCTGGTATTGCACGTGGATTTTTCTATATGTGGTTCCCAGAACGTTATTTTGAAGTAACTACACACATTGTTGGTGAAAATCCAGAAACTTATCAAGTACGTATAGTCGAAGATCCTGTTCAGGATGGAGCTTATTGGCGTTATAAAGTTCAGAATTTTACTTCTGATGATTCCGCTTTCTTACCATACGATGAACTGGCAGTTGACACCCGTTGGAAAGAATTGTACGGACAAACTGAACAAGAATTATCTGAAAGGGGTAATGGAGTTCACCATGCTTCTCATTTTGAAATGGAAAATACCTTATCAATGATTCGTAAGAATTATGATGTTCCTGGTAATATGATTGGAGCTAAGAATCCAGCTATGGGCATGCAATTTGTTGGTGCTGATGGTAAAGTCCACACTAAATGGATTGATAAACTTGGATGGGATTTCTATAAACAATTTAGACGTGATAAAGCACGATTGTTGATGTATGGTAAATCCAATAAAATGGCCGATGGATCATTTGGTCATAAGGGAG